GTCAATCTCTAAACAAAAAGATCAGTCGAAGATTAATTATGTAGTAGTATCCGACGGTCTTGTCATAGATGAGTTATATGCTTATCTTAGACGTTCAGAGTTTGACACGTACCCCAATAGAGCAGCTAAGTTGGCCCATATGACTAAGTTAGCTGCGAAATGGGATGTTGGTAGATTTAAGCTTAGCAATCAAGCGCAAAAATTGTCGGCGGAGGAGCTAAATCGCTATTTTGTCACCATTCAAAAAGTGACTGATGCGAAAGATACTGAATTTTTGTTGCAGGAAGTCAAAGCCTATCATTCTAACTCGAGATTTTCCAGGTTTCTAGGTAAATTAGGTTGTTATCCCAAATATTTAAACTAGAAACTCCCCTACCTCTAAAGAACATACGTGATGCGTCCAAACTATGTTCTATTTGCACTGAGGGCGCGAAGATAGAACCAATGGCATCTTGGAAGTTACCTGAATTAATCCGAATATCTGGACAGTTCTGTAGCTCTAAGGCCTATGAAAAGATTTATAAAATTCCTAGAATTCTGCAAGAAGACAGGTACATCATGTCTAATTGTGCTCACAACGAATACGTTGGATTAAGGAATAGGTATCTTAAGAAAATGGATAATAATACAACTTATGTCACAGAGATTGTCGAAAAGATTCTCGACGACTTAGCATGTAAATTGAAACCACATTATTCAGGACCTACAAAATTGAAAGAATTCATTGATGGTAAGAAAGGTAAACTCCGTAAGAGGTATGTTGATTGTTATGAGAAAATATCTCGTAATGGGTTTGACCTCGAGAAGGATGGAGATTGTTCAGCTTTTGTGAAGAACGAACTTTACAATGAAATAAAGCCGCCTCGTCTTATAATTAATAGAAATCCGAAATTTGGTATGGTCTATGGAATGTTTACGCATGCGTTAGAAGAAGCTATGATGCACCTGCCACAAGTGTCTAAGGGGAAAGATTTCCTTGGAAGAGGGAGACAGTTTTTAGAACTTGTTTTTGGCGCGTGGATCTTAGAAGGAGATTGCAGTAAGTTCGAAGCCAGTCAAAGAATTAGATTGTTGGCCCAAATAGAATTGGGATTGATGAGAAGGTTAGAGACTGACGTCAACTTTAAGCGATTCAGGAAATTGTTCTGGCGCAAGATGAAGAAGAATGGGTTTACACAGAACGGTCAAAAGTTCTCGTTTACAGGTATGAGAGGATCAGGAGATGCAGACACTGGATTATTCAATACTCTAGTGATGTGGGTGGCATGTATGTATTTTGAAATTATTAATGGACTGG